TCATTTTTTTAATTTTTAAGGGTTTATGGATGATTACAATACAAAGATACACGTTTTTTTTTAAGTTCCAAATTTTTTATAAAAACAATTATTTTTTTATTAAACAACCTAAAACCCAACCATCATCAAAAAAACTTTTCAGTTCATCTTCATATACTCTTTTATTTTTCCCATCTTTATTAATCCACTTTCTACCCGTACAGGACGGTTTGTAGTATTTTCTAGCATTATCTAAACTATTTCTTAAAATTAATTTTTTTTCTTCACTAAGATATTGACCAAATTGCCAATCCATAGATAAATAATAGGTGAAATCTTCTGGCTTTACCATTTTATTTTTACATTCTTTATTCATCCATTTCATCCCCCAAACTGAATTATCGGAACCAATACCTGTGTTCTTTTTTTTTGAGCTAAGTTTTTGTTTGGATTCCTCCGTGTGTTTTTTACCTGTCCAATCATAAAAATTTACCCCAACACGTTTACCTAACTCAAAACTTTTTTTATTTGCTTCTGACATTTTTTGTGAAAATATTTTTCTGTATTCAGGGTCCAACATGTTTTTTATAAATTTTTCATTCCCCGCTTTACATGTTTTCACCATATGTGAGTCATCTTTGAACCCACCTCCACCACCTAATTGTAAATTCATACAATAAACGTCATTGATAAGTTCTTTATTGACAATTTCTTTTTCTCTCAATTTAAGCTCCTCTCTATTAGAAAAAAATTCTAATATTTCTTTTTTGTGGTTTTCTTTACCGTGATAATTAATTGAATTCCATAGTCTTCTACCGCTACCTAAATAATTGTCATTAATATTGTCTGTTGAGTGCATTCCAATGTAAAACCGATTAGTTATTAAGCAAATAGTTTTATAGATATAATGATATTTTTTTTGTGCTCTGGCCATATATAATATTTTCATATAAATATGGCCAGAAGTACAAAATGTCTAGTGTGGACCCGGAGGTAATCGAAACCTCGTCCAGCTCGTCTTGTCTAAAAGACAACTACATGCTTAGGTTGGTATTTTCTAATACCCCAAAATATTTGATTTTGTCTTGACCAAAAACAAGGTTAATTTGTTCTTCACCATCGTAAATTAACAACCAATGGACCATTCAATTTATAGTTTAATGGTAATCCACTTTTATCACTTCTGTTGCTAAGCGTATGTGAACCGGCTCCCGTTTCCGTGCTTATATTAAGCTACAGTAACTTGCTCAGTTGCAATTAAACCAACCACTGAAAGGTTATCTAGTACGTTGCCGTATATAGTGTGAATCAGTTTTTAACGAGATTAATTCAGTCCCGGCATGCTCCTTATATTCAACCAACGCCTGTCAAATCCAAGTCGGGCCCATATTTTCAAAGAACTATAAAACAAAGATAATACAATTAATTGTATTTTACAATATATTTATAAATATGATTAAAAAAATATTTCTTTTTGAAGATGATGATTCTGATGAAGAAAAATCTGACTACCAAAAAATATTGGAGATTAATAAAAAAAGATTGAGCCCTTATGATGTTGATTTTTTTGATAGTGAGGGAAATTCGTATGAAGGTATTATAGAAGTAAGACAAGATGGTCTACATTTTACATTTGATGGTTTATCCGAATACTTACAATTTTTTTTCAAAGACTATTATGAAGATGGTAGTGATGGTGAGTATGATGCCCATAACTATGAATCTATGTATAATGGTAATTGGAGTTGGTGGCGTGATTTTAGTGATAGAACATATGATGATTGGCGTGAGGGGTATGTTATTGATTATTTTACTTATGAGCAGTTATCTATAGTTAAAGAAATTTCAAAATACCTTTCTTCTGAAGTATATAATTCAATAGAATTGAAAAATGGTAAAGTTATTTCAAAAGATACTGATAAAATCACAAATTTACTTGAAATTTTAGGTTTAGAAGATGCAATTACTGATGCTTATATTGACGCTTCAGTTCTTGCGGTTGAAAATGAGGTGCCAGAAGGTATAGAAAAGGCTTATTGTAATTGTTTAGATGAAATTGGTATTGAAAGATATTCAGATAAATATTGTTTTTGGAAGTATGAGTTAAGTTGGGGGTCTGCCATTATGTTATTTGCAAGATTTGGTGAACCTGATGATTTATTATTGGATTTATTATTTAAGGCCGTAGAAACGGCAAATGTAAACCACCTTCCTGAATATTATGAAATGCAACATAATTTTTGGGACGGACAAGCATTTAATGAATATTGGAATAACAAAGTTACAAGTATTCTTGAAAATGAACTAGAAAACATTAAAGATAATACCGAACAGTATAACTTGAAGTTTTTTAAATTAATAGATGAAATACAAAAATTGGGAGGTCTTGAAACGTGGATATATTCAAAAAACAAAAAATATTCAATTAAGATTAATAAAGTTGATAACAAAAATTTGCAAATAACTTATCAATTTAGAAAACTTGATGGTGGTTACAACTACAAAATGATGAAAACAAGTTTTGAATATCTATTAAATTTGTTGAATACAGAACCGTTGTTTGATTTAACAAAAGACGATTTATAATCCAAGAAGTCTTTCTCTTATTATTTCATAAAGTGCTGGCAAATTTTCATCTGAAATAAAAACAGATTCACCTTGATAAGAATCCATAATATAAATTCCTTCAGTTTCTTCAATTACTTCAATTGAATCCAAATTGTGAACCAACTCATCTTCATCATAATCAAAATCAATTAACGAATTCATAACGGTATTTGGTGTATAAACAATTGGTTTATATTCGTATTTGTATTTTTTTAATCCAAGTTTTTCAACCATATTTTTTCCTGCATCAATTGCACAAATTACATCATCAATTGATATAAACTCATTTGAGGTATGCATATTGTAATATCCACAAGACATATTAATACAACAAACATCAATTTTCTTTTTAAGTTGTGATATATCGGTATATGGGTGAGATTGAACTAACATTTCATTTTTAAATGACTCTTCAATTGTTGGAATCACAATATTAAAAAATTCACTATCTCTTTCAAATAAACGAACTCCCGAGCAAATCTCGGAAATTAGGTGATTTCCAGGTGCATCGTATTGTGTAATATAACCAACATCTTGTAAAAAGTTTTCATCACATTTTGATGAGCCGTGACATCCTGTTTCTTCTGAAACAAATAAACCAACCTTAACTTTATCTAATTGTTTTAATAATTCCAAACAAATAAAAATTCCACATTTGTCATCACCACCAATACCTGTTGGGTTGTCATATTTGTCATATGCTTTTAATACATCAACTTCTGTGTTGTCAAAAGTTTTTCCAAAAGTATAAGGTCTTTGAAGTTTTTCTTCTTTAACAACAATTTTATCAATTTTGGTGTGAACGGTATCGGTGTGAGCAATAAACATTGGATAATATTCATCTTCTTCCAAAATACCTTTTGTAACATAGATATTCATCATAGAATCACGGTAATATGTAACTCCTTGAATTTTTTCCAACTCATCACATATGTATTCAACCATATCTTCTTCTTGATATGTTTTTGATGGTACGGAAAGAAGTTCTTTAAATTTATCTATGTTCATTATTGGTTTGTTTTAACAAATATAAACTAAAAAAACACATTAACAAATTATTTTTTTCTTTTTGTTGGTTTTTTAATTTTAACTTCAGTTTTAATATTTTTTTCATCAAAAGATAACACAAATGTTGAATTTTTTTCTGGGTTATCTGAAAGAATTTTTTCCGTAATTGCATCGTCAATCCATTTTTGAACGGTCCGTTTTAAAATACGAGCTCCAAACCTTGTATCGGTTCCCACTTTAATTAAATGATTTTTCAAAGAATCTTCAACTTGAACATTATATTCTAAATTCAAAACTCTACTGTATAATTTTTCAAGTTCCAAATTAAGGATTTTCATTAAATCATCATCGTTAAGGTCTTTAAAATATACGATGTCATCAAATCTGTTAATAAACTCAGGAGCAAACTTTTTGAATAATTCTTTTTCCAATAAAGATTTGATTTCTTCATCTTTTGTTTCTTCTTTATGTGATGTTGAAAAACCAACACCTGTACCAAATTGTTGAACCACTCTTGTTCCAACATTAGATGTCATTAGAATTATACAATTCTTGAAGTTAATTTTTCTTCCGTGACCATCCGTTAAAAATCCTTCATCTAACATTTGTAAAAATACGTTAAAAATTTCAGGATGTGCCTTTTCAATTTCGTCTAACAAAATAACAGAGTAAGGTTTGTTTTTAATTTTATTTAAAAATGGTGAACCGTCCTCATACCCCACATAACCTGGTGATGTTCCTGTTAATTTTGAGGTTGCAATCTTATCTGAAAATTCACTCATATCTAATCTAATAAGTGCATCTTCGCTATTAAACATATGTTTTGCTAATTGTTTTGCCAATTCAGTTTTACCAACACCTGAATTTCCAATTAGAAGTCCACTAAATATTGGTTTTTTAGGGTCGTTTAATCCAACCTTGTTTCTTTGAATTGCTCTTGCAATTTTTGAAACAGCCTCATTTTGACCAATTACTTTTGAATTTAAAACCTCATTTAAAGATGCCAATTGAATTGATTCATCTGTTGTTATTTTATTAATTGGAATTTTTGTCATCAAAGATGTAACATCATAAACAATATCTTCCGTCACTTCTTTTCTATATAGGTCTCTATTTTTTTCAAAATTTTCTTTTTCTTTTTGTAATTCACCTAAAACTCTTCTTTCCCTATCTCTTAAATCTGCGGCTTCTTCATATTTTTGTTTATTGATTACTTCAATTTTCAAAGATTTTATTTCTTGAGCTTCTTTTTTTAGTTTTTCAATAACTTCAGGAAGTTTTATTTCAACCTGACTTCTTGCTCCAACCTCATCAATAATATCAAAAGCCTTATCGGGAAATTCTCTGTCTGTGATGTATCTATCTGCCAACTCAACACAAAGTTTTAAAATGTCTTCACTATATTTTACTTTATGATGTTTTTCATATCGGTCTTTTGATTGTTTTAATATTTCTAATGTTTCTTCTTTTGTTGATGGGTCAACAACTACTTTTTGAAATCTTCTTTCTAATGCCCCATCTTTTTCAATATTTTTTCTATATTCTTCTAAGGTCGTTGCACCAATGCATTGTATTTCACCTCTTGAAAGAGCGGGTTTAAATATGTTTGATGCATCCATAGAACCTGAAGCGTTACCTGCTCCAATCATAGTGTGGATTTCATCAATAAAGATAATAATATCAGGATTTGCGTACAATTCTTCAATTATCACTTTCATTCTTTCCTCAAACTGACCTCTGTATTTTGTTCCTGCAACTACTGAAGTTAAATCTAAAGAAACAATTCTTTTACCAACAAGGTTTTGAGGACAATCCCCCTCAAATATTTTTTTAGCCAATCCTTCTACAATTGCAGTTTTTCCACAACCAGGTTCACCAATAATAATTGGGTTATTTTTCTTTCTTCTTGATAGAATTTGGGCAATTCTATTTATTTCTTGCTCTCTACCAATTATTGGGTCTAATTTACCTTCTTCGGCCGCCTTAATCAAATCTCTTGAAAAATTATCAAGGACGAGAGTTTTAGAGCCTGTTTCAGGTTTTTTAGCTTTATCTTTTTCGTTGTTGTCTGCAGATTCTATCATATTGTGTTTTTTTTTAAAAGTAATCCAACTAAAAATATAAATCAATATTTTTTAATTATTTGTAATATTGTCATACTACTAACTTGATATACTGACATTTTGTCATATCTTTTATATTGGCACAACTTTGGTCAAAAATGGACCAAAAATAAACTAAAAAATAATGTTAAATAAAAATGGGAAAAATTATTGGAGTGGATTTGGGAACTACAAATTCATGCGTTGCAGTAATGGAGGGTCGCGAACCTGTGGTAATCACAAACAGCGAAGGTAAAAGAACAACACCATCTATTGTTGGATTTGTCAAAGATGGTGAAAGAAAAATTGGAGACCCTGCTAAACGTCAGGCGGTTACAAATCCAGAAAAAACAATCTACTCAATTAAAAGATTTATGGGTAGTGCGTTTAATGATACAAAAAGTGAACATTCTAAAGTTCCTTATAAGATTGTCAATGAAAAAAATAACCCAAGAGTAGAAATTGACAATAGAACCTATTCCCCACAAGAAATATCAGCAGCCATTTTACAAAAAATGAAACAAACGGCTGAAGATTACTTAGGTGAAAAAGTTACAGACGCTGTAATTACGGTACCTGCATACTTTAATGACGCTCAAAGACAGGCAACAAAAGAGGCTGGTGAAATTGCGGGACTAAATGTTAAAAGAATTATCAATGAACCAACAGCGGCAGCATTGGCATACGGATTAGACAAGATGTCTAAAGATATGAAAATTGTTGTTTTTGACTGTGGTGGTGGAACTCACGATGTTTCTATATTGGAACTTGGGGATGGAGTTTTTGAAGTATTATCTACAGATGGTGATACTCATTTAGGTGGTGACGACTTCGACCAAGTAATTATTGATTTTCTTGTAAGCGAATTTAAAAACGATACAGGAATTGATGTTACAAAAGACCCAATGGCACTTCAAAGATTAAAGGAGTCTGCAGAAAGAGCTAAAGTAGAATTATCATCTTCACCTCAAACTGAAATTAATCTTCCATATTTAACGGCAGATGCCACAGGACCAAAACATTTGGTTGTTAAAATTACAAAATCAAAGTTTGACCAATTAACTGAAGATTTAGTTAAAAGAACAATTAAACCTTGTGAGTCGGCACTTAAAAATGCGGGACTAAAACCTTCAGATATTGATGAAATTATTTTAGTTGGTGGGTCAACCCGTATTCCAGCAATTCAAGAAGCTGTTAAAAAATTCTTTGGTAAAGAACCATCAAAAGGTGTAAACCCCGATGAGGTTGTTGCTTTAGGAGCTGCAATCCAAGGGGGTGTTTTAGGAGGTGATGTTACAGACGTATTGTTATTGGACGTTACGCCACTTTCATTAGGTATTGAAACTATGGGTGGGGTATTCACTAAACTAATTAATGCGAATACAACAATACCAACAAAAAAATCTGAAATATTTTCAACGGCGGTTGATAATCAACCAACCGTAGAAATTCATGTGGTTCAAGGAGAAAGAGCGATGGCAAAAGATAATAAAACTATTGGTAAATTCCATCTTGATGGATTGCCTCCTGCTATGAGAGGTGTTCCACAAATTGAAGTTACTTTTGATATTGATGCGAATGGTATTATTAATGTATCTGCGGTTGATAAAGGTACAAACAAGCAACAAACAATTCGTATTGAAGCATCATCAGGTTTATCAAAAGAAGAAATTGAAAAAATGAAACAAGAGGCTGAAATTAACGCAGAAACAGATAAAAAACTAAAAGAAGACGTTGACACATTAAATTCTGCCGACTCAATGATTTTTCAAGTTTCAAAATCTTTGGATGATTTAAAAGATAAAATATCAGAAGAGGAACAACAAAATTTGACTTCAAAAATTGATAAGTTAAAAAATGCTCATAATGAAAAAAATATTGATGATGTAAAAAAACTTATGGATGAAATTAACAATGAATTTCAATCAATTAGTCAAAAGTTATATGAATCCACAAATGAAACAAGTTCAGACGAAGAAGTTACAAATGTTGACTTTGAAGAAGTAAAATAAAAATTACTATTTAGAAAATCACCAAGAAGTTGGTGATTTTTTTTTATTAGTATATTTATTATTAAATAAAAAAATTATGAACAAGTTTATAATCTCAGAATCAGAAAAACAACGTATTTTGGAAATGCACCAAAATGCGACATCAAGAAATTATTTAATGGAAGAAAACGGATTTAATCCCACCCCATACGTAACTGCTTACGTAAATGCTGTTAAATCTGCAATGCCGAATTATTCTAATGCTGAGGGTGAAAAACAAACACCAAACGGGTCAACTATTTTCGGTCAAACATTTTATAATACACCTATGGAAATTTCTAAAGCTAGACAAACAATTTTAAGTAATATAGGTAAAATACAAGGTCTTGTGATAGGAAAAGGGGTAAGAGGTAAAGAACTCCAATCGGCTTGTATTCCTAAAATTACAAAAGGTAATGAACAATTTCTAGATGGTAATTTTTGTTTTGCCTTCCAAAACACTAACAAAGCAAATTTCCCAAAATATGCTGCTATGAATACTGCGTATAATAATTTATTTCGTTACATACAAAACTTTAACTCACCAACACAAAAAGACTAAAACAAAATTATAAATTATTAAATCCACCTCATCGGTGGATTTTTTTTTTCGTATATTTATAGTTATGGAAAGTTGGAAAAAATTCGCGGAAACTTTAGAATTAACAAGAGAGTTAGAAAATACATATTTCAAAATTAGAGAAATCTTTCAAAGAGAAGGTTGGACACAAAAAGATATTGAAAGACCTCCATATTATCCAAATGACTTAATGTTTTTACATTCTAAATTCCAACCAAAAATGCGTGAGATTTTTCAAATAATTAAAGATTATGGTTTTGATGTTGACAGAGACGAAGTTCATTATTATATTATGGATAAACTTAGTCATATAGATGACATAACCCCATTAAGAGAACCAGATGGCAATAACGAGCGAGATAATTAGCGGAACTACAATTTTAAATGAAGTTCAATCATCAAATATTGTTAGAACACAATATGATACAATAACCAAAAAAATGATTGCCGAGTTTAAAAACGGAGTCAGATATGAATATAACGATGTCCCTCATCAACTATATACCTCATTTAGATCTGCAGAATCTCAAGGAAATTTTTTTAACAAAAATATATCAAAAGCCCACACTTATAGAAAACTTTAATTTCTAAGTATTTATTGTTATGAATACTTCTGAAATTATTAAAAGTTTTAAACCTCAAAATGAACTAAATCCAAAAATTTGGGACAAGGAAGGTAACTCATATAAAATGAAACCTGAAGTTAGAGAACGATTGTTAGAGATTGCTAACGAATTTATTGATTTTTTAAAAATTGAAATTGTTGTTACAGATATTGTTTTAACAGGATCATTAGCAAATTACAATTGGTCAAAGTATTCAGATTTTGATATTCACATTATCGCAAACTTTAACCAATTCCCACCATCACATGTTGAATTATATAAAGAATTGTTTATGTTAAAGAAGGCAATATTCAACAAAAACCACGATATTAGAATATTTGGTTACGAAGCAGAACTATACGTTGAGTCTGAAGATGAAGCACATTTTTCAAGTGGTGTATACTCTTTACTATATAATGATTGGCAAAACGAACCCCAAAAAGAAAAAGTTAAAATTGATAAAAACACCATTGAAAGAAAGGCGAAACAATGGATGGAAATTATTGATGGTGTATTAGAAAATATTGAAGGTGAATCTATTGATGACGCAAAAGAGTTAATTTCCAAGTATAAAGAAAAAATAAAAAAGTTTAGAACCTGTGGGCTTGAGAAAGATGGTGAATATTCATCAGAAAATTTGGTGTTTAAAATATTAAGAAGGAATGGTTATTTAGAAAAATTAATGGACGCTTCACACAAAGTTTTGGAAAAAGGTCTATCAATGAAACAATAAAAAAACATAAATTAAAATAATTATATTTATTGATATATTTATTAAGAAAAAATAATTCATAATACAAAAATAATTATGTCAGGAATTAAACCTATTGGTAGCGAAAAATTAGAGGGAATGGATAAAATTAAACGAATAATGGAAATTGCTCGTTATAATGAAAACATACCACAAAATAATAATGATATTCAATCAACAGAATATAAAATTAGTTTGGCTGATGGTAATACTTATGAGATTATCAAAGAAAGACAAGGATATATCGTAAAAAAAACTATTAACGAGTCTCAATCAGAATATATTGAACCAATGAAAGGAAGAAAATACTATTCTTCTTATTCACAAGCTTTAAGACGTTTGAATCTTATGACTAAAGAGATCAACACGTTATTTGAAAATCACGAAGGGACATCACTTTTAGGGGAGCAAAAAAAAAAGTTCGTACTAAAAACTAAAAAACCAAAACCCACAGAAGAACCTGCACCCGCACCACCTGTTGAACCAACTCCACCAATGCCTGATATGGGAGGTGCAGAAGAACCACCAATGCCTGATATGGGAGGTGCAGAAGAACCACCAATGCCTGATATGGGAGGTGCGGAAGAACCACCGATGCCGGATATGGGAGGTGCAGAAGAACCACCAATGCCTGATATGGGAGGTG